GGCTGACGTAGAAGATGCAAGAATCTTTGAACCATTTTCAACTTCAATATTACCCTTATTCCAAATAACTACACCTTGCTGAATCCACTTGGGTAGATATTCATATGCAAGCTGAATTTTAGCAAGCATGTCTCTTGCAAGACTGCCTTTGTTAGCAAGAATTGCAATGCTCTGATTATCTTGAAATAACAGCGTCCAAAGAATAAACCCAGTTACGACTGTAGATTTACCCGACTGACGAGGCATCTTACATATTGAAAATCGATTGTCTTTAAATGTTCTTACCATCTTGCGCTGATAAGGGTATAAATTAAAGTTGATCAAACCCTTATCGACGTTAACAATCTTCATGTAGTTATTGATGAAGTATTCTGGATCTTTTGCACACTTGTGATATTCACGGATTTGCTCTTCCGTATAATTGATTTTTACGCCTGATCTTTTTAGAGATGGATTACCAAGATAATTTTCAGACATCAGATGATTCACCATCAATAATATTTGGTCTGCCGTTTATGATAGCTTGCAAGTCGGCCGTGCTACCAATGAATACAGCATTATTCACAACGGTTGGATTATTTGCAGGGTGATCGCTGCCCCTAATATCTTTTACTTTCTTTTGAAGATCGACAAGATCCTTGCTTACATCAGAGATGGTTTTTATAAGCTGACCGACTACTTCATAGGCTCTGGGCTGATCACTACTTTCAGCAAGTAGCAATAGACTTTCAAGCGCCTTTTTACCTTGACCTATAACTTCCTTTAGATTAACACGCGCTTCATTATAATCCGTGTCAAGAGAATCAGTTTCTTCTACAACCTTTTCAATCTTAGCCGGTAGTTGTTCCTCTTGCACCTCTGGAAGATCGAGTGCATTTCTTAGCCCATCATGTAGACCACTCATATTAAGTATCCTGTCCTGTCTCTGGATTATATCTCACACCACTTGGGTAAAAGAATGTATTTGGTGCATATTTCCATGCACTATTTGCAGATATTAGATTATAATTGATTGAGGCCGCACTATTTGTCGTACCAACACCATTGGCCAATAACCCCGCTTGAATGGTGACTCTAGATGTTGTTAGTGACCTTTCAACTTCTTCATCTGTTATATCGGTGGTTATACCATATATGGTATTTGCCTTTAGTCCAGTATCCATCGCATGAAAATTAAGAATTGTGCGCTTGATGATACCATCATTTGTCGGCTCTCTGACAGGACCAAAAAACCAACACTTCATAGTAAAATTATATGTGTAGACTAATGCTCTGCGATTTTCATAATCGCCCTCATAGGTATCTTCGACATTCACACCAGTCAATATTGTTGGGACATCAAGCTTGATGCCCATCTCAGGGATAAGATTTACGCTGTTGGTCCACTCAGGCCCAAAGAACGGAAGAATCTGTTCCATAATTTGAACGCCGTCATCAGCATTTCTTACGTATGAATATAGCGAAAAATTTAAATTCCAAGGCACAGGTACTCTTTGATATTTGATTGTGCCCGCAGACCCCGCCGCAGTATTTCTAATCGTTGATGGTAAACGACGAGAACCATCATATTCAAAACCTGTAATTTCAAAACCAAGTCTTGGTAATATTGCCTGCAACTGTGCGGTCAAATCTGGGTTGTCTTTTAATCTTGCTAGCCACTTTTCTTTCGGGCTGTAAGATATGGGTATTGCTAGAGTTTGCAACGTATTACCAGAACCATCAAGACGGCTGACGGTCAGATCATTAAACATGTTACCAAATACTATAACGTATTTGCGTAGAGTCTGATGGTAGAAGGTTGAACCGAACATTGCCATTCTTAGTACCTATCCACCTCGCTGAATGGGTTACGCTCGCTGAAATCAACATCTTCATATGAGCGGGTACGGAATAGCTCATTATTTGCCGTAGCCGAAACACTTTCAAGACGATATTCTTGAATTAGATAACCACCATCTTCAGACTGCATGACATCATTATTTTGCATGAGATAATTATAGCTAAACATGTCACGACTATTTTCATCTTCGATACTGTCGATATCAGCGTTACCTGTATTAATTCTTTCGGAGCTGTAGCGGAATAGCTCGCACGTCATTTCATATGTGTATAGCTTACCATGCTGATAGAAAATTCTTTCATGTTCAACAAACTTAATTTCATATAGCGCACCATTGCCGTTGTTTATGAATGGTATGAATATTAGATCGCCTTCAAGTGGGCGTGAAGATGATACTGAATAACCATTTGCGCTACCAGTTTCTAACAGATAATTGTCAGTATTTGATGAGTAAGAATCTGAATTTGTTTCGATGAAGTATATGTTACCAACCTCATCAACTAGCTTTTCTGTTCGTATCTGATCCCAACGACGACGCGCCATTGTAAGCGTTATCTGGTCACGAATTTCCAGATTGAACTTGCTTAAAAAGTCACCCTCACCTTGAAAGTTTTCAAGATTGTTTACATACACTTCAATGGGTACAGCAAGATCAAACTTAGAAAGAGGGTCTTCACCAAATTCAAAAATCTCATTGAATATGGTTCTAGGCATGTACTGAACATCGACGCCATAAATTTTTATGGCTTCAACTATCAGGTCATCTTCTACTCTTTGCTCTCTACCGTAGCTGTAATTACGGAAGTACTTGTTAGTTGCCATATCAATTCATCATATCCATGACAGGCAAGCTGTAACCGCTGTTCATTTCTTTTTCAAGTGTGTTGATTTCGTCATTAGCTTCATCCCAAATCTTCTGCCCATTAAACTTAACAGCGCCGGGTAGATTCATACCCTCAAACTTCTTTAGGTTTTCACCCCACTGCTTTTTGACAAGTGCAGTGGCGTACTTTTTTAGCCAAGGATCAGACCAAACATCGCTAAATGCTGATGCATCAAGCACTCGATAGCAATCGACAATTACAAAATCGTCAACCTTTACATCTTTATCCCATTTCATATCAACATATAGACGATTATTGTGACGATTAAATCGAATTGGTTTGCTACCAACAAATATTTGCTCTAGCTCCTCAATATGTCTCATACCCATAACATACGGAACGTATGTTGTGCTAGAAAAGTCAAATAGGTCATTTAGGTGAATCTGATATCGGATATTAAATAGATTAGATGTGCTGGTTGCTCTACCAATATCAAATATGCGAATTACATAATTGATATCTTCTGGTAAAGTAATATATTTGTTATCGACATCCGATTGGGTAATTTTATATGACAGATAGACATGCTCTGTACCATCAAAGTGAAAATCACGATAATATGCAAGCGCATCGTCGATGCGATCTTCAACTTGACCGTCATCGACGTTAATATCAATAACAGGAAAACCTAGCCTGCGAAGGCAGTAATCCTTAAATAGCTTGCGTGTTGTTGGTACAGCCATTCTACCCTCCAAACTGTTTGGCTATTTAGGGGTACCTTTTGCCTCATCCTTAGCACGTGATCCAGCCGAAGAACCAAAATAGAATGATACCACAGCACCCCATGCAGTACCGAGAGTACCTAGCATAACAAGCATGGCCTCACCACCACCTGCCGCAGGAAGTCCATACATGAGCATATACATTAGCACACCAAAAAATCCAACTGTAATCGCACCCGCAAGCGCGCGAGGAGTCCAGTCTCTGGGATTCTGTATGGCCATCTGACGGGCGCTATCGCGGTCGCCTGCACTAATACGCTCAAGATCAACATCAAGTTTTTTCATCTCAAGCTTAAATTGATTTTCAGCATTTTTTAGCGCAAGCATTTGTTCTGGTGTTGCATTCTTAGCAGCTTCCATTAGCTCTTCCTGTGTACCATCAGGCTTACCTAATAGTGTCTCAGATAGAGTACGAACTGCCATGCCCGCAAGCGGCCCACCCATCGCGGTTGCGATGGATGGAGCTACAGTTTTAACGATGTTTAGAAGCTGATCCATGGCCTTACTTCCTTATGAAATTAGCCGATACCATCCCAACAAAGCAGCCGACAACGGTCTGGAACGCAGGTCCAATAACCTCAAATATTTTGTCATTGCTTACATCAGGGTGAAATATGCTAATAAGCAAAACAAAGACTACAGAAACCATAATTGTAGCAAGTGACATTACAGAAATTCTTGCTACAAAATTTGAATTTTGCACGGCAAGTGCTTGTGCATCGGGTTGTGGTGGTGCTACTGGTGCAGCTTCTTTATTCTCAGCCATATAGGGCATCCTCCAACTATACTATTAACGACATTGTATAGCTAGATCACTGCCTATTTAGATTCTTGCCACTACTACAGATGTTATGAATTTAAATGTATCTTGATTATTTACACCCCATACACTATTATATTGTTTAGCGAAAAATACATCACTACAAGTTATTTGCGATCTAAGATCATCAGCATTATAGATGGGGTTCCCATATCTCATTTTCATATTACTTGTACCAGATACAGAAACTAATGTCCCCTTAGGTAAATTTGGCAAT